CTATGCTGATTCTTCCCTACTCGCGGAGACGATCCCTCTACCTGAACTACGCAGACAAGACACCAAGAATCGTCAGAATTCTATTGATGATATTGACCCGTTTCGGCGGCAGAAGTTTGAAATGCTAATGCAACAACATTTTGCACAAGGAATGGATCTCTATCAGAGAATGCTTGATGAGGGTATTGCAAAGGAATGTGCAAGAAATGTGCTACCATTATGTGTAGGCACAAAAATGTACATGACGGGCAATCTTCGCAATTGGATCCATTATATCCAACTGCGTTCCTCCAATGGCACCCAGAAGGAGCACATGGACATTGCAAACCTTGCCAAGCAACATTTCATCTGTCAGTTCCCAGTCATCTCTGAGGCGCTTGAGTGGTGCTCTGAGGGTGATTGTAATTGTCCAGATCAATTGGACGAGTGCAACTGTATTCAACCTTCTTTGAGGATAGACTAATGCCACTATACAACGTACTAAATAAGGTCACTGGCGAAAAACAAGAGTTTCGCAAGACCGTTGCCGAATACGAGCAATGGAAAACTGACAATCCTGATTGGGATAAAGATTGGCACGCTGGTGTCGCAGGTACTACCTACGGCAATCCTAAACAGTATGATGGATTCAAGGAAGTAATGTCCAAGGTCCAGAAAGCACATCCCCGAGCAAACCTTAGTCGATTCACTTGATATGCCAAGAGCCAGAAAGCGAAACACTACCAGCAATCCTGTTCCCTCCAACATGAGTGCGAAGCACATCAGAAGGAAGAAACCTATTGATAAGTCCTACATGGTGCCTATCAATCCATTGACTCCAAATCAAGAGACTGCATTTGAGCAATACAATCTAGGTAAAAACCTTTTACTTCATGGTGCAGCAGGTACTGGTAAAACATTTATCACATTGTATCTTGCATTGCAAGAGGTACTTGACGAAACTACACCTTATGATAAGATATACATTGTAAGGTCTTTGGTTCCTACCAGAGAGATTGGTTTCCTTCCTGGCGATCATGAAGATAAATCAGCACTTTATCAGATTCCATACAAGAACATGGTAAGATACATGTTCAGTATGCCTGACGATAATTCGTTTGAAATGCTTTATGACAACTTACGAGCCCAAGAAACTATTTCTTTTTGGTCTACTTCTTTTATTCGTGGAGTTACTCTTGATAATGCTATTGTTATTGTCGATGAATTCTCTAACTTAAACTTCCACGAACTTGACTCTATGGTCACTCGCATTGGTGAGGACTCTAAGATCATGTTCTGTGGAGACATCACTCAGTCAGATCTGGTGAAAGAAAATGAAAGAACAGGAGTTGCAGATTTTATTCGCATCCTTCAAGACATGAGTGAATTCTCTTGTATTGAATATGGAATTGATGATATTGTTCGTTCTGGATTAGTCAAATCTTATCTTATCACCAAATACAATCTTGGATTTTAATGTTATTTAATTTTATCGACACAAACATACAACAAATTGATGTCGAACCTGTGAATCGAGACGGCACCAGATTCTATCCCATTCCTGGTGCTGATAAATATTATCCGAGTGTTACCTCAGTCACATCGTTTAAGAACGCTCAGTTCTTCAAAAAATGGAGAGCAAAAATTGGTGAAAATGAGGCTAATCGCATTACTGCTAGAGCAACACAAAGAGGTACTGCATTTCATGCACTTACCGAAGATTATTTCAAAGGAGAACTAAACATCGACAAGTACTTGGAAAATAATCCATTATCTGTTAGAATGTTTCAGTCAGCAAAATCCACGTTGAATCGTATAGACAACATCTATTGTCTAGAGGAGTTTCTTTACTCCCATTACTTAGGTTTAGCGGGTCGGGTGGATTGTATTGCTGAGTTCGATGGTGAGTTGGCAGTAATCGATTTTAAAACTTCAACTAAAGAAAAAAAGGAATCATACATCGAGAACTATTTTGTTCAAGAGACTGCATATGCAGCGATGTTCCTTGAAAGAACTGGTATTGAGGTAAAGAAAATTGTCACACTTATCGCCACCGAAGAGGGATCTATTCAAGTATTTGAGAAGTACAATCTTGATGACTATTTACAATTACTCAAATCCTACATTGAAGAATTTGTTAGGGGAAAACATGCCTAAAGAAAAACTTGAGGACAACTTTTTAACACCTACCAAGTTCTCTCAGGAGATTGAGAGACTAGTTAAAAAAAGTAATGGACTCATTACATACATCGAAGCAGTAGTAACTTACTGTCAAGAGAATGATATTGAGGTAGAAACAGTTTCTAAACTGATTTCTAAACCATTAAAAGAACGCTTGCGACATGAAGCACAGCGTTTAAATTATATGAAACAATCATCAAAAGGAGTATTGCCACTGTGACGGGACTTGAAGTGTATAAAATGTATCTTGCATTAAAGATGCACTTCACTAAAGACTCTTATGATTATGTAAAATACAGGGGCAAAGTTTCTGCCTCTGAAAAATCATTTGAAGAACGTCGCGACCGATATTTCTTTAAAAAACTAGCGGCGAAGTATGAGGATCACATTATCCAAGATTACTTTGTCGCTAATTTTATGGATGAACCTAAAGGGTACATACAATCATTTAATATTAATACTTACGAAAGGTGGAAAGTAAATAAGGAATCGTTTTCTTATAAATTTAGACAGGATGTAGATAATCTACTATCAAACTTTCAATCTCCATACCAAGATAAATTCGATAAGATTTTTACAATAGAAGAAGGTCAGCATCCAATCCTTATTAAGTCTTATCTTTCAGGAGATATAAAATTAGAAACACTTGTTGTATTTGAAACTTGCCTAGGATATGTCAAAGCATTCGATAAAAATTTAAAAGATCCTATCTGGAAAGAGATTCGTAGAAGAGTTATAAAATATAAACCATTTTTATTAGTCGATTGTGAAAAATACAAGAGTGAAATATTAACAGTAATTAGGACAAAGTTATGACTTTTTTTCAATCAGAACAAGTACAAGAAAATCTTCAAGATATTTTTAGAACATATCAGGAAATTGCATCAGTAACTTCTAGACTTCCTACAATGAATCTGGATGAAAAATTAGAGCATATCGATGAATGTAAAAATTTAATTGATAAGCAACGAACATTTTATTTTAGATTGAGTCTTGCATCTACTACTGATGAGGAAGCATCAGACATGAAGACCAGGATTAATGCACTATCTCAAGCGTTTGGGTATCGTGACCTTGGGGAATGCATGGATGCCATGCTAGAGACACTTGAGAAAGCGGCACAGAGCGAGATTGACAAGCACTAAATAGTATGCTACGATAACCCAGTAGCAAACAATACAACTACACACATTCAATACGGAGAATACAAATGTCTTTTGCAAGTCTCAAGAAAGCGTCAAGCAAGGGTGACACCTTTGCTAAACTGACACGAGAGATTGACAAACTGAATCAGCCTGCTGCTGGTTCATCTGCAGACGAACGATTCTGGAAACCAGAAATGGATAAGTCTGGTAATGGTTTTGCAGTAATCCGATTCCTTCCTGCACCCGATGGCGAAGAGATGCCATGGGCAAAGGTCTGGAGTCATGCATTCAAAGGTCCTGGTGGCCAATGGTACATCGAGAACTCACTCACCACTCTTGGTAAGGATGATCCTATCGGTGAAATGAATCGCGAACTCTGGAACAGTGGTCGTGATAGCGATAAAGAGATCGCTCGTGCTCAGAAGCGCAAACTCTCTTACTACAGCAACATCTACGTGGTCAGCGATCCTGCTCACCCCGAGAACGAAGGTCGTGTCTTCCTCTACAAATTTGGTAAGAAGATCTTTGACAAACTGACTGAAGCAATGCAACCTGCATTTGCTGATGAATCACCTATCGATCCTTTCAACTTCTGGAAAGGTGCTGACTTCAAACTGAAGATTCGTAAGGTTGAAGGTTACTGGAACTATGACAAGTCTGAGTTTGCTGCACCTAGCACTCTTGGTAACTTTGATGATGACAAACTGGAAAGTATCTGGAATGAAGGATACTCTCTTGCAGAGTTTGAAGATCCTAAGAACTTCAAATCCTATGAGCAACTTACAGCACGTATGAATCTGGTGCTTGGTAAGTCATCGACTGCATCTGCTCCTACTATTCGTGAGGATGAAGAGGAAGTCTTTGCTGCTCCTGTTGGTGGTTTCAATGATGCAGACATCGCAGGTCTTCGTGAGAGTGCAATCGCTTCTGCTCCTGTAGAAGATCCCGAAGACACACTGTCTTACTTTGCTAAACTTGCTGAGGAAGACTGATGAAACTTGTACTCGCTACAATGATGCTGCTCTCTGCTCTGCCTGTTAGCGCAGAGAGTATTGGTGACCGAAGTAACCGTCAAGCATATAATTCTCAAAGAGGATATGCTTCAGAGAACAGATGCTATCGTAATGAATACCGTGAAGAGTATATTCCTGGCACATCTAGGTCTCCTGGATATGTCTCATCATATAAAGAGCGAGTAGAAGTTCCTTGTAATCGTGAAGTCTATCGTCGTGATGATGCTCCTAGGAAACACAATACAGATGACAATTCTTGTATTGAAGGAGGAGTCTTAGGTGCTATCGCAGGTGGAGGTGGTGCTGCAGCATTGTCTCGTAAAGAAGGACGCCTCTGGGCGATCCCTCTTGGCATTGTCGGTGGAGCACTGGTAGGATGCCAGGTTGATGGAGGTTAAAACGAAATTCGACTTTTGATTCCCTGAAACGGCGGAAAAAATCCCCGCCAATTTTTGGGTCTCTAGGGTTTTCTGAACTGTTGCTCTAAGAGAATCCTAAGCAGACTCTCTTTTAGTAACATTAATGCTTGTTGTTCGTAAGAATCACCACCAGGCCATTTATCCAAATAAAAACAGACGGATTTGTACATCAGTACGAGTCCGTCTTTTGACATGTCTATGTTTATATAATCTTCCGAGTTAGTATCCACCGCCGTAACCTGGTGATGGACTTGGTGATGGACTTGGAGAAGGAGATGGTGAAGGTGACGGTGAAGGTGATGGACTGGTCGATACAGTACCAGCGGTTTGTACGACTGCAGAAACGGATCCTGAATCGGAAACATCAATCGAAACACCGACTGCAGGACTAGAATTGGAAACAGAAACACCGTTGTCAAAAGTTACAGCACCGCCACCACCATTCTGTGGAGTAGTTACACCTTGATTCTGATAACTTGCACTACCAGTATTATTCAAGAAGCGTGATGCTATATTAAGAGGAGTTTTTTTATTGTTAAATTCGTCAAGTTCTGAATGAGGTTCATATCCTACAAGGTCCTCAAAGTCTTCTATAAAGAGATCTAACAATGAAGATTGTGGAATTACAATTTGCCTTTTCAATTCATTTTGTTGATATTCATATTCATAATTTGTAAGTGGATATCGTGCATTATCACCAGCGACCAAACTTCCATCTGGAAGTTCAATAGAATAGTCTTCAGTTACTTGAATTCCTGATTTAACAAATACATCACCATTACTTAAAATCTCATTAGTTTCGTAATGATGTATCGTATCAGGATTTTGATACTTTTCATTAACATAGTCTATCAAATCTTGTTGATTTTTAGGCCACTGATCATACAAATCGATAATTTCATTGACTAATAGTATGATCCAATCTAAATGAGGATCTTGAAAGAATGTTTGTGCTAATGAAGATGGGGTTTCATCTGGTTTGATGCTATATGCTTCAAACAGAGTTACATATTGATTAAGATCGTCTCGTGCTTTTACTTTTCTAAAAATATTTTTAGTCAGACGATATTTGAAGGTCTCATTATCAGTAATGCCTTCGCCAATATAAACGTTTGGGAAATATGAAAAATAAGACATATTAATAACCTTTAGAGATATCTGCTTGGGATACGAATCTGGTTTCTGCAAATGACAGTTGTAAAGTAACTGCTGGCACCTGAACACCAGGAACAGGTCCATCTGAAGAATCTACTCCTAAATCAGGACTTCTAAATGCATTGTATTGTCCATCTGGAGCATAATTAACAGTAACACCCTTGCATACTGATAAGAAGATTTTGAAGTGTAGATCTGCACTTTCTGTAAATGATCCTGAAGATGGATCTAATCTGATAAACTTAATATCAAATTTATCAGGAACTTCCATAAATCTAGCACTCAGAGCATCATCACCACCAATAATTGGTGTAGCACCTTCTTTAAAGTATCTGATAATACGATTGACTTCTCGTGCCTCGGCAGGACTTCTAGAAAACATCTTAAAATTGAAAGAATGTGTTCTAAATGCCATATTACTGAACAATTGCTCTGTATATGGATTGAATACCTTCCCTCCTGATAATTGAGCAAGTGCATTAGAATCAATATTTCCCGCCAAACCTAATGCTTGACTTGCACTATTGGCAAGACCTGCTAATGCTCCTGCAGTAAATTCGGGAGCAATAGCACCTGCAGTTTCTTGAACAAGCGTAGTAAGTTGATCAAGGTCGTAACCTTTTTTTAAGACATCCATTCCAAGATTCGACAACGCCATACCTGCAACTCCCAAATCAACATTTCTATATCCAGGTTGATATGCAGTTTGTAACTGCGGTGGCATTGCCAGATAAACTCTATTCGGATCTTTTTTAGTAGATACTTTATTGCCTGGTAGATTTAATCCATAATAACCTTTAGAGTTATCTTCGTATAAAATTCTCTTTCTTTGGAATACTACATAGTCAGTAAGATCAGTACCACCATCGGCCAAACTATCTGATACTACTGGTGGTTGGAGTGGGTATCTAAAATTGGCCAATTTAACACCTAAATACTACGTGGTCTTTATATATTTATGAGATATCAAGGCAAGTATCGTCCATCATTTCCCCAGAAATACAAGGGCGACTCAAGTAATGTTATTTATAGATCCTCTTGGGAATATAAATTTATGAAGTGGTGTGATATTACTCCGACTGTTCAAGAGTGGGGTAGTGAAGAGATTATCATTCCGTATATTTCACCTGTTGATGGAAAAAGGCATAGATATTTTCCTGATTTTTACGTTAAAATTCAGAATAAGAAGTATCTAGTGGAAGTCAAACCGTTCAAACAAACTAAAGAACCTAAGACTCAAAAAAGAATGACAAAACGATATATTAATGAAGTTGTTACTTGGAGTGTCAATCAAGCAAAGTGGAAAGCAGCAACTGAATTTTGTAAAGATAATCGTTGGGAATTTATGCTAATCACCGAAAAAGAACTTAAGGTCTAACAATGGCAATATTTCGTCCAGAATATGCAAGATATAATTCTTTTCAAGAGTTCTTATCATTTGCTAAAGACAAGGATAATAGTCCTTCTTTTAGTAATCTATTCTCTGTTTCTATGGCAACTCCTGCCATATTAAGGAGAGGTGCTGGAACAGTTGATAATGGAAACTTAGAAATTAAGGATGATCTTGCTTTACTGTTAGATTATTATGCAGATTCTGTTCAACTTCCTAGTAAGCAAATAACTACAGGGCAAGTTGGTAATGTTGGATCTAGTTATAAGTATGCCACGAACACAGCATACAGTCAGATGCAGATTGTATTCAGACTTCCTAGATCTCAACAGTCTAGAAATTTATTTGAAAGATGGACCCAGTTGATGGCTAGTGATTCTGATCAATACACTAGATTTTATAATGAATATTGTTGTCCCGAATTATTGATATACAAGTGGGAAAGAGGTGGCGGAGATTATGTATATACCGATCCAAAAATGATTCGTGCTTTGAGAGAAGCTGGAAATGACTTCTTATTGGCAAGGAAATATGAATTGACTGCATGTTACAGAATGGTTAATGTATTCCCATATAATATTGGGTCGGTTCGTCTTGATAACTCCACAGCAAAGACATTAACAATGACTGTAGGGTTTTATTATGAAAGATATAGATTCTATCCTAGAAATAAATTTGATCTGAATCTGACTAATCGTGCAAGATCAACATCTATTGCAGTTGATAATGCATACATTGCTGGGGAAACTGATTCTATCAGATAACTCATAAATAAAATTACTGAATTGAAATACTATGGCATTACCTAAATTAAATGTACCTAGGTACAAATTGAAATTGCCTTCTGATGGTAAAACCGTCAATTACAGACCATTTCTTGTAAAAGAAGAAAAACTACTTCTACTTGCTACAGAAACGGGTGAGCAAACTGATGTTATAGAAGCAATCAAAACAATCATTAAAGACTGTACTGATCTTCAAAATGTAGAATCCCTAGCAACATTTGATATTGAATATTTGTTTTTGCAGATTCGCACAAAGTCTGTAGGTGAATCTGTAGATACTCTGGTCATTTGTCCAGATGATGGGGAAACTGAAGTGAAATTATCAATTCCACTTGATGAAATTAAGGTCGAAAAGACAAGAGGTCATAAGACAGAAATTAAACTGTCTGATGAAATTGTTCTTACCATGAGATATCCTCGTCTTGATACGTTTGTCAAATCAAATTTTGGCGATGGTATGGGTGTTGATCAAGTGTTTGAGATGGCAGCAGATTGTGCTTCAACTATTGCTGATACTCAACAAGTTTATGATTGTGCGGATAGCACCAAAGAAGAAATGTTGGAATTTTTAGATCAGTTAAGTTCTAAACAGTTTCAACTGGTTCAAAGTTTCTTTGAGACTATGCCCAAACTGAAATATACTGCCTCTGTTACTAATCCTAATACTGGGGTTGAATCTGAAGTTGTACTTGAGGGATTGGCGAGTTTTTTCGCGTAGCACTCCTTCACAACAATCTTCGTTCTTACTATGAAGGTAACTTTGCCCTAATGCATCACCATAAATGGAATATCGAGCATATCGATAATCTGATGCCTTGGGAAAAAGAGATTTACGTCAATCTATTAATAACATTCCTAAAAGAAGAAGAACGTCGCATGAAGGAGAAGCAAGCAGCAGGTGGCTAAACTACAAGCATATAAATTTGTTAATCCTGGTGGTACAACAAGATCACCAGTAAGTCTTGCTGTAAATAAAAATGTACTAGGAATTAATCGACTAGGATCTACTGTTTCTTCTTTAGGATCAGTTATATCTGATATTGAAAAAATCAATATTGCATCAATTAAGAATGATAAGAAACAAGAATTATTAGAAAGAAGAAGAAAGCAGAGGGAACGTGATGAATCTGCAGAAGAAGCACAAGAACTTACTAAATTAGAAAAGGGTAAGTCAAAAATAAAACCCAATACTAAGCAGAAAAAGGCAGCAGGTGGTAGTCTAGGTTTTATTTCAAAATTTTTAAATCCAATAGGACAATTTTTATTATCTATTGGTGGTCTGGTTGCGGTAAATACTCTTCTAGACTGGGTATCGGATAAAGAAAACTTCGATAAGGTTAAGGAGTTTCTAAGAAAGACTCAATTTGTTTTTGACAAGTTATTTGGATTTTTCAAAGCAGTTGGAGATGCTACCTTTAATACATTTAAGACATTATTTGGTAGTGACTCTTCGTTTGGTGACAGGTTAAAAGCACTAGGAACTATACTTCTTGGTATTATAGCCTTAAAAGGTGTCATGAATCCATTTGGATTGATGACCGACATATTGGGATTGCTTGATCTATTCACTGGAGATGGTGGCGGTCGTAATCCTAATCCTGATCCAAACGCAGATAAGAGTAAGAGTAAGAATAAACCTGATAATAAAACTAAACCAAAGAGTGCAACTGATCCCGAACGTACTAGGAACATATCAAGACCTAGTGCTTCTTCAACACCTGTAAAACCTCAGACTAAATTTACTGGTATTGAAGATACAGATTTAAGATCTCCCCAAAGACGTTTAGCAGATAAAATTTCTAAAAAGCATGGAGCAGGTGCTAGAAGTGCTTTCGATCAAAGATATAATGATCTAATTAGTAGTGGGTCAAGTCCTGCTCAGGCAACAAGACGTGCAAATGCAGATGTTCTTAAAAGAATAGACAAGAAACAAATCACATCTAGACCTGCACTAGGGAATCTTTCTGCTCGTTCTAATAGAATGACAGCAACAATACTTGGTGCTACTAGTGACGATGCAGCAAAATTAGGAACCTCTAAGATTTTCAAGAAGGGAGTTGATAAAGCAACTCAACGTTTTCTACTTAAAATTATTGGGATGGGTGGTGTCAAGGCACTCAAGAAGATTCTGAATAGAATTCCTATTATTGGTCCTCTAATCACATTTGCACTGAACTGGGCATCAGGAGAGTCTATTGCTGCTTCTGCTGCTATGGCAGTCGGTGCAGGTCTTGGAGAGTTGTTAGGTGGATGGTTAGGTGGTGCTGCTGGTCTTGCCCTCTCTGGGTTCTCTGGCGGTCTCTTAGCGCCAGTTGCTGTTCCGATAGGTGGATTTATTGGTGCAATGCTTGGTGGTATTGCAGGTGAAGCACTCGGTGGATGGTTATTTAAGACTATCACAGGAGAGGGTGGTGGTAGCGGCGGTATGGGTGCCGTGGGTAGTACTATTGCAGAAGGGTTAAAGCAGTTATTAACAAAAGAGTTTTGGGATAAGATTGGTACTGGTATTGCTGGCGTATGGTCTAATATTGTTGCTGCCGCAGGAAAACTATGGAACATGTTATCTGGAATGGCAGAGTTCTTAAATATTCCTTCATTTTTTGATACTTTGTGGAAAAAAATGGGTAAAATGGCGGGGACATTATATGATGTCTTCAGCATTTTAATGAATCCTCTAAGAATTTTAGAGTTACGAAAAGTTCCAGGAATGCTGTTATCCTTTGCAAAGGATTTTGGTGAATTCTTCATTATGCCTGGTCCCATTGGATTCATTTGGAAGCATGGGGTCGAACCATTCTTTAGCAAACTAGGTGATCTTTGGAATAACAGAGATAAGTTATGGGATTTCATGATGAAACCTGGAACATTCCAGGATACATTTAATACTGGTAAGTACGATCCAAAGAAAACCTCACCAACAGAAATTAAAAAGGCTGAGGAAACTCAGAAGGGAATGGCGCATATGCGTGGTGGTCCAGTTCTGAACTTTGCGTTTGGTGGTCCCATTCAACAGTTAGCAAGTGGTGGTCCCATTCAACAATTGGCAAGTGGTGGTGTTGTTAATGACATTGGGCAAAGTTTCGTACAACCTGAGTCTCCTTCCATCGGAGCAGATACTGGTGATATATCATTCAAATTTATGAATGTAAGTCCCAATCTAAATGAAACTATTGTTAAGAGTGTTCGGAATGTTATAACTGTCAATCCTATCAGTAACGTGACTAATGTCAATAATACTTTTAGGACTACTAAAAATAATCGTGCGACTCCACCCAAAATGGTTAGTCCTGTAAATTCTAGTAGAAATATGCTATCTGCAACAGATGGATTTTCTGCACAATATGCCATGGATCAAGGTGCTGAATTTATTCCTATTCCAATTGTCATTGAGAGAGTTGTACCCATCCCTCAAGCAGTGCCTATAAATACTGGTAAGGAAACAGTGCAAATTACACAAAGTAGCCTTTCTCAAAGGATGAAGTAATTAAATGGCAACTACAGTACAAAAAGGGGCAAAAATAAATTTTTACAAATTTGTTGGTGTTGGGACTGTTTCTACAGACTCTCCTGACAGAGATGTTGTAGAATCTATTAATAAAACAACACTTGCCCTGAATAACCTAGGGAGTACTGTAAATTCCATTTCTTCTAGTATAATTGATTTAAAAAAATCACAACTAAAAATATTAGAAGCAGAAAAGAAAAATAATACTAAATTTGAACCAAAATATACAAAAAAAGAAAAGAAAACCTTTACATCATTTTTATCGAAACTTAAGATAGGTAAAATTCCTAACTTCTTTGAAGCAATGTTGGGATTGCTAGGAAATTTATTTAAATTATTTGTTGTTGGACCTGCTCTTGAGTGGATTAGTAAAAAAGAAAATCAAAAAAAGGTAAAGAAAGTACTAGAAGTAATAAGTAATGTACTAAAATTTGTTAAAGATTGGGCAGTATTTGGTGTCACCAATACTATAGAAGGATTATACACATTATTATCAGACGAATCTACTTTTGGTGAAAAGTTTGGTGGATTTATTCGCGCAACTGTAGGAATAGGTTCATTATTACTTGGGATACGTTGGCTAACTAATCCTCTAAAAATCATTTCAGATTTTGGAAGTGTCCTAAAATTATTTTTTAATAGTTTAAATAAGACTAGAAGATCACTCATGGCTCGTAAGGGTCTTGCGAGATTTGGGGGGAGAGGAGTTCTTCCTATGATAGGCAAGGTTGTCCTTCCTGCTACTGCTCTCTGGTTACTTTCTGAGGGTTTAGCAACCCGTCCTGCTGCAGATGGCACTCTGGATGCCCAAAAAGATGCACAGGGGAGATTGCCAGAAGATCCAGGATTTGACAAAACAACTAAAGGACAATACAAACCACCCGAAAAAGCACAAGGTGGAATATTACCACAAGCAGCATCAGGAGGATGGATTAATGGACCACAATCAGGATATCCCGTATCATTGGATGGAGGGAGATCAACCTCGTTTATCGGACACGGATCCGAATATGTTGCTAGAAAGTCTAATGGGGGAGCTTTCGTCGTTCCTTTTAATACTCCTGCAACAAAAACACAACCAAATCTAACCTCTAGGAGGATGGGTGAGGCAAAAAGTCAAGGATTTAGTCTTCCTGGATTTTCTAGCGGTGGTAATACTGCAAGATCTGGTGCTCCTAGTATAAAATTACCAGAACTACCAGAATTTTCAAGAGGTGGTAACTTAGACAAGCAAATCTATTTGCATTGGACTGCTACTGATTATAATTATAAAAAAGGACCTTATAATGCAGTAATTCAAGGTGATGGAAAAGTATATAATGATAGACCTTCTGACCAGGTTGGAGGGGAGCATACCTGGAGACGTAATAGCAAGGGTGTAGGAATTAGCATGGCAGCAATGTCAGGTTATAACTGGGATTCCTATGGTCCAAAACCCATCCAGATTGAAAATATGTCAAAGGAAGCAGCAAATGTTGCTAAAAAATGGGGATGGAAACCTAGTGATATTAATATCAAGAGAGTGATGAATCACGCTGAAGCAGCGTCAAACAAAGATGGTAAGAGTCCAACTCCTAACTATGGTCCTACTTGGTGGAATGGTACGGGTGAAAGATCCGACTTACATAAGTTGAAGAAAAGTGATAAGGATGGCACAGGTGGTGATAAACTTCGTGCAAAAATTAGAAAATATATGGGTGGGGAGGACACAATAGCTCCTACTGCTGGATTAAAACCAGGCGATCACGGTCCAGCGACAACTGGTGGCAGTGCCAAGATTGCTAGTGGTGATTATGCATTACTCCAAAAACTTGTTCTTGCTGAAGCTGGAGGAGAAGGTCATTTAGGAATGGCATTAGTTGCACGATCTGTTTTGAACAGAGCAGGATTAGTCCAAAAAGGCATTGTAGGACCTGGGATCTTCATGGCAGAAAGTGGAAGTGTTAAAGATATTATCATGGCAGACAATGGCGGACAATACACTCCAGCAAAACCAGGCGGATCTCTATTCAAAAATAGAAGTGATGCTGATATGTTGAGAGCACAGAAAGCAATTGAAACTGCTAGGAATCCGACAGGTCTTAGAGGATATCTTGAATCTAAAAATGTTCCAGCAGAGCAAATTAATTATCTTATGGGTTCTACTGGATTTAGAAATTATGATGCTGCTTTCACAGATCCATCTCAACAGGTCAATGAGGTTAAGTTTGGGAATCATACATTCAATACTGCAAGTAATCCAAATATCCTCACTCCTGTAAGTGAAATTACTGGTCATGGTGGAACTGGTGGAGGTCATAGTAGTTCTCCTCTTGAAAGCACGCCTGAATCTGGTGGATATAATTATGATATCGGAACAAATGGAGCAGTATTTACGCCATCCTCTGCAGATAGTATGACTACTAGGTTGGGTGTTCCTTCTCCTAAAAGCAACTTCCAACCTGGTGTAGGTAGTAACATAACCTCTGGAAAAGATCAGTTTAAGTTACAAAGACATACACAAGAAGTAACTACTGCTCGTCAGCAAACCACTCAAATGCAGAAAGATTTAATTTCTGCAGTATTGACACAAGTTGCTGGATCTAATCAATCTAATAATGTAGCAATCCAGAAGGCAAATAAAATGATTCAAGAAATAATGAGTTCCGCTGGATCAAGCACACCAACTCCAGTAACAACTGGTAGTAGTAAATCTGATGATGGTAGTACTGCATCATTACTAAATTCTTTCAATAACCCCCTTAGAGGTGCGTTCAAATGACATTACCAAGAGAAAATGTAGGTGACGTTGAATATAAAGTTACCGTATATAGAGACGGAAAAGAACTGAAGAATAAGGAAGGATATTCTAACGTCAAAGAATTTATTCCTGGTATTGAAATTTTTGAATCTCTTAATTCTGCGACCTTAGAAGCAAGATTGATTGTTCAAGATTCCTCTGGATTTCTGGGAGCAATGACAGGATCTGAACTGTTTAGGATTCAGATTAAGGGTACTATTGTAGATAAAGTTTATTTCTTTAGAGCGTATGAAATTGAATCTCGTTCTAGATATCAGGGGGTTGATACTTTTATCCTCAATTGTGCATCGGATGAATTCATTAAGAATGAGATTGTAAATATTTTCGGTCACAGTGAAGTTATCTTTCAAGGTAAGACAGAATCTAGCGAAATTATTAAACAACTGTTATCAGATAAAAGGTTTATAGACACACCTAAAAAATTATTTGTAGAGCAGTCAATCAACAAACATCAGTTCATATCTCCAAATTGGAGACCATTTGATGTGATTTATTGGTTATGTCAGAGATCTGTTAGGCAAGCAAAAGGAGGAGGAGGTCTTCAGAATGGATTTGTATTCTGGGAAAATTCTCTCGGATATCATTTCAAATCCCTTGATAATATCATTGATTCTGTAAATTCTCAAGATCTGAAAGAAACTAATCCAAGCAGGGGAACAGCAAAATTATACACATATTCTTATTCCCCATCTTCTGTAGATGATGGTGCAGCAGATACTTTCAAAATTAATGCTGTTACATTTCCAGATGAAAGAAATTTCTTGAGTGGATTAAGGCATGGAACTTGGTCTGGATATAGTATAGGATTTGATCCTGTTACTATAACAGAATCTAAGGTGGGTTTGAGTGCTGATATGTCAGTAGATGCATATCGTTATAGTATTTCAGAAATGTGGGGAAAGATGTCTCACCTCAACAAAAATAAGACTACTAGTCCTATTAAGCAAATGGATAGTGGTATTCAAGCTCTTATAGATCGCCCCAAAAGAGTTCGATATTCGATGCTTCCAAACCAAAATTTTGATCCTAAGTATCAAGACAATCCTCAAAAAAATTATGAAGAAATTACAGAACTTCAAGCATATCAGTATCTTCGTATTGAGTCTTTTAAGAATATTAAATTGACGATTAGCATCCCTGGTAATCTTGATTTGTATGCTGGATATGGAATAAATGTAGTTCTTCCTGGTAACTTTAGGAATCAAGATAGAACTCAAGTTGATAAGAAATACAGTGGTCGTTATGTAATCGCAGGACTAACCCATAAAATTTTAGATACTAAAATCACAACTGATTTGTTGCTAGTTAAAGATTCTGTGCTATAATAACACTGTAAGGGTTCAAAGATAAGTTTTAGAGCTCTTTCATAAATAAAATTATAAAGCACTTATGTTACAAATGGACAGTATCGAAAAGCATATCGAGAAGGATAAAGAAATTCTCGATAATCCTATGACCTCTCCTAATCAACGTCGCCACATTGAAGGTGAGTTGCATGAATTGGAAGAGTATGCAGAACATCACAAGAAAGAGATTGAAGCAGGCGATCATCATGATCCGACCTACCTAGAACTATTCTGTGATGCAAACCCTTCGGAACCAGAATGTTTAGTATATGAAGATTGATGATTATCTATTAGGACATTGGTCAAATAAATTTCAAGCACAATCATGTCCCCATCAATATTCTACAGTAGAAATTGAGTGGAAAAAAATAGAAGGTGGATATCACTCTAAAAACTATTATCGAGAAGATGGTCCTAATAAACCATATCGAGAACGTTATCATAAACTTGTAGTAAAATCTGAAACTAAAGTTCAATTTGAAAATTATGATCTAGACTGGACAAAATCCGAAAATTGTGATATGATATTTGTATTCGATGGCAATGCATGGCATGGACAATTAATCGGTGACAAATGCACTGGTGTTCGAGGATACCGAGTTGTTTCTGAAATTCATTTGTATGGAGATAAACTCCATAGTATGGATCAGGGATACAATGCTGGAGGAGAAATGATGTGGGGTAGTGAATTGCTCTACAAATTTACTCGTATCTAGGGCGAATAACTCAGCGGTAGAGTGCCTCCTTTACACGGAGATTGTCGGGGGTTCGATCCCCTCTTCGCCCATGTTCAATTTATTATTATGAACAACAAATTTATTAATGCGCTTCTGACTATCAGTCTCTTGGGAGTATCTTCTCCTGTATTGGCAGATCCCCTCAAAGATAGTGAATACAATACACCACATGCTATGGGGTGTATGTTACTTGGAGAATGCACTGATGATGTAGTCAAGGTAAATTCTATGCTTGACATCTCATCCAATTATAATGATATGGAAGACTTTACTAGTGTGACTGGTGAGTTCCATAACATTCTACACTCACTGAATCAAATTGGAGTCAATGTATTCCTTGCTGATTCAAAGTATTTCCCAAGTATGCACCGTGGTGTATATCATACTGTAAGTAACAACTTCTTTTTGAACAAGGACTTTATGGGTGATCCTGCAGTCCTAATGATGGTGATGCGTCACGAAGGATGGCACGCTGCACAAGATTGTATGGCAGGTACGATTGACAACAGTCTGATTGCCATCATCAAACCAGAGGATGAAGTTCCTATGATTTGGCGTGTATTAGTAGAGCGTACATATCCTGAGTCTGCTGTTCCCTGGGAAGCAGAAGCACAGTGGGCAGGTAGAACAGAGAACATGACTATGAATGCTCTTGCGGCATGTGCTGGTGGTAATATGTGGGAAGTTTATGACCCAACACCACTTACTCGTAAGTATCTTGAAGATCATGGTTATATTCAGTAAAAATAAATATCAATTAGCAAAACAGATAACATGGGATGATGTCATCAAAAAGATGGAAAATGAGTTTGAACTTGAAACTTGTACATCCCAGTTTAATTCTACAAACGCACCAACAATTATCTTACATAATGGGAATCTACCAATAAGTATTTTTAATGCAGTAAAAGAGATTGAAAAGGATTGGGTGACAAGTAGTTGTCATGTATATACTTCATTTGCTAAATCTGCCAATACTTTTGGAAGACATAATGATAACGTAAATGTTTTGATCGTTGGTGCTATTGGAAAAGTCTCTTATAAATTTGATGATGGATCTGAATATTTTGTAGAACCTGGTGATACTTTATACATTTCAGCAGGAGAATATCACGATCCAGTAGTTCATTCTGCTAGAGCAACACTGAGTATTTCTACACCACAATCACCAACATTTCAAGTATAATGAGTAACGCAAGAGATTATCTGTTTCAGATTCCATTCAAACAGTACAGTATATCTAATTGGTCTGAGCATAAAAAGAAAATAGTAGAGGCATTGCCCCTAGATCAATATACAGATTTTTATGATAATCTTTATAAGATGCCTAGTTATTTGCCTGTAGTGTCTGATGCTATTAGTGAGTCTATGCAAGATTTTGCTGATACTTATCCATGTCCAGTAATGATAACATCGATGTGGTATGCAAACTCACAAAAAGGTGATGGACACAAACCTCATAATCATGGATCTACAGGATACTCTGCAATTTTGTATGTTGATTTTGATATGGCAGAACATGAATCAACTATATTTTATTCTCCATTTCAGGAACCAGCAACTGGAGACAGTATGAAATTCAAACCCAATATACATGAGGGGGATCTTATTATATTTCCATCGATGATTTTGCATGAGGCACCTGCAAATTTAAGTTCTAGTAAATCACGTTTGATCGTTTCCTTCAATATTATGGGTGATGATTGTGCAAAAGCATATACCAGTGGTCTTAATGCTTCACCACTGACCCGCAAAGACTTTGATAAATAATTAAAAATTCAGAAATTCATGAACACCATTGACGGTATTATTAATGAACCTACTGTAAATTTTGTCGGTAAAGATGGATTTTTTTGGTGGGTAGGTGAAGTCGAAGATAATGAAGATCCAATGGAACTCGGACGAGTTAAAGTTCGTGTGCTTGGATATTATACTAATGTTCGCGGCGGCACAACATCAGATCTTCCTAAAGATTATCTTCCATGGGCAACAGTGCTACAACACACTTGCCAACCAGGTAATGATGGACAGGGTGAAAGTTCTGGACAATTGCAACCTGGTGCTATTGTCATGGGATTCTTCATGGACGGTGATCAGGCACAAATGCCAATCGTAATTGGTGTTATGAGAGTGAAGAAGTCTGCTGAGACACAAACTGAAAAGCAGTTTGCCTTCACTGGTGAGAAGATGGAACCTGGGATTGCTCCCAATCCAGCAACAATGCATCCAATGAATCCCAATTCAGTGATGGCAGGTACTAAGGAAGAGGGATATAATAGGGTTAAAGAGGATAATACTGTTGTTGTTCCAGGTACAAAAAAAGCAACTGCATCTGCAGCAGGCAGAGGATCACCTGCTAATGTAGGCAATCAACTTAATGGTAGTTCTGGCAATCCCAACAAACCAAGACAACCTGAAAAACCTATTCCTGCTGCTAATGGTGTTGCTGGTCCTTGGAAGACACTAGAATATAAACTAGGATATCTTGTAGAAGATCTTGCTGACCATGCTGGCAGTTTGATAAAAGCAGAAGATGGAGATTTCTTAGATATTGTAACTGGTAAGTTGGTATCTGCAAAAGCATTGACTGCAAAAATACAAAACTTTTTGAGTTCTGTATTTACACAGGTCGTTTCTGCTATGAGACAAGCTCTTGCTAATCTTGCAGAACAGTTAGAACTTGTTAATCTTCTTGGTGGTGCAACTGGTGCTCCATTTGTAGTCTTTACTGCTATTCAAGCAGCAGTTACTACGATTCTAAAATCACTGTGTAGTATTGATGCACAGATCATTAACTTCATTCAAGATCCCATTGGTACGCTTACAGGTTTTCTAGAGGATCTTCTAGATGGTTTGATCGACAAAGCAACATTTGTTCTTCAAGGTGTTCAGCAAGCAATTGACAGCGTTATTTGTCAGGTTCAGAAACTTCTTGATCAGGTTCTTCAGATTGTTGATACTGTAAAGACTATTGTTGATGGTGTTGGTAAAGCAAAAGAAATTATTGATGCATGGCAAGCAGGCAGCGAAATCTTTGAAGCAGGAACTGACCTTATTCAGAAAGGTATTACCAGTATTACTGGATTGATTGCACTCTTTATTAAGTTTGCTGCTAGTGATTGTGGTCGTGCAGCAGATGGCGGTAAAGATACTGTTGGTTGGTATCCACTATTCGGTGTAACTCACTGTACTCCAGAAGAATTAGAAACAATTAATAGGATCAGGGGTAAAAGTAGAGGTGATTGTGGTGGTGATAGTAGAGCAGGAGGTCTTTTAGACTCTATCTTTAGTGAAGCAGATCCTTATTTGACTGCTGCAAAAACATTTATTGATGGTTCTTATGAAATGTTTGTTGGTACTCCTGGTAGTACCGCTAGCATCAAGAAAAATTCTAGTGGAACAACACACACATCAATCAATAGGAATCAGAGTACCTATTCTGAATATGTTGCAAGAAAGAGGATTAGAGAACAATATCCAACTGCAACAGAAGAAGAACAAGAAAAGAAAGTACAAGAGTATAAAAAGACACAAAACAATGGTAAGGAAGATGATGGATCTTTAGTTGCCGATCATAGTTCTTATGCTGGCAACTATACTCAAGAAGTTCATGGTGATGACTGTAAAGCAATTGATGGTGATCACGTAGTTAATATTGAGGGTGATTATTTCCTCAAAGTTACTGGTGATTGTCATGTTGAAGTTGGTGGAGGTTTCTTCTTTGGTGCTGAAGGTGCTCCTAAAGTTGTTGATTCTAAAGGAGAGAGTAAAAATACTAAAGTTCAGAAACATACACTTAGATTTGGTTCTGATGTTGATGTCTCAACTGTTGGTGCTAAATTTGAATTACAAGGTGCTGAGTTTAATGTAGGATCTATTTCCACTAAATTTAGTAGCAGCATCTTTGAGTCTAGTGGTGGTCAAGCATCAATCTCTGCAGGAGAGACAATCATTAGTGGTGACAACTCAATTGAACTTGTTACACCACACTTGGTGGAGATGATTAATACTCCCCCTTCAGTAATTCCTAAGGCACTTACAGGTATTCGTAGATTTGTTGGTGGTTCTGTTGAAACTGTAATGACACCAGGTCTATCTGCTGATGCTATTCCCAGATATACTATTGCCAACCCACTTGGTCCTTACTCTGGAACGTTTGGTGCCACAGGATACAACTGCAATGTTCTTACTGGTGCATTCAATGTAAATGTGGCAGCAGGATTTATCTTTATGGATGCTAGTCTTGCAGTTACCTTGAAGGCAGGTCTGGGCATGGTTCTTTCTGCGGGTGGTGTCGTCATCATTACAGGTAAATCAATTTTCCTGAACTGACTTGACAGGACACCTCACCTCTGCTATACTACATAGGTAGTCAAGAGGCAGAATGTCCGACACTCTCTCACACGTCTTCGTAAATTTTTCAAAACGAAAAATTACTCTTCTTGATGAAGAGGGTTACGAAAAAGACGTTCGATGGAACTTCAACTCTATAGGTTCTGAAGGTTTTTCTGAGACTGTGAGTCAAATTCAAGAAATTTTGGATCCTGACATGATCACTTATTGTTTTGCTGCAGAATGATTGGACCTATTGGAGTTACACTACAACAAGCAGAAGATCACTTTGAGTTTCTTTTAGATCTCACTGATAATCAACGTGTTTGTTGGAAGATTACTCGTCCTGATGGAAAGTCTGTAATGATGGTTCCTGTAAATGAAGTCTCTCCTATTCCCGATGAGATTCAAACTCAGGTAGATGAATTTCAAAAGCAATTTATGGAAACTAATGAGACC